AAAACGGAGCTCTCATCAAATACGAAACTCACCAACCCATTCAACGTATTAAAATTTAAGGAAAATTGTAATGGCACAGCCTAAATACATCGAAAAATATCTACGTATTAAACCTGAAGTTGATAGAATTTTCGACGACTTAGAAGGATATAAAAACTTTTGTCGGTTTAACATGCTTAAATTCGACGAACGAGATTTGTATAAATCCGAGCAATATCGTAAATTTGAAAAATATCGCAACTGGCGAAATAAACAATTTGATAAACAACAAAATAATTTCTAATAATGGCTAAAATCTTTATTGTGGATTTGGAGTCAGTTGAAACTAGGTACACTGCCCAATGGAAATCGCATGTACCTAGTTTACTAAAGAAAGCAGGTCATGATGTTCACGTTATTTCAGGTCCTACTGATATCCCAGACGCTACTACTCCTGGTGCCTTTCTTAATTTTGGCGGCACCAACATCTACAAGGCTAGCCAAGTTGAGCAAATGGGTAGACTCTTCACCCAAGGTAAAGTTATTGCTGGTGATCATTTTATCTTTACAGATGCTTGGCATCCTGGCATTATCAACTTAAAGTATATGAGCGAGTTACTGAACATTCCAGTAACTACACACGGACTGTGGCATGCTGGCAGTTATGACCCGCAAGATTTCTTAGGACGTCTTGTAGGTAAAAAAAGATGGGTCAGACATGCTGAGAAAAGCTTCTATCATGCATTCGATCACAACTACTTTGCCACAGAGTTTCATGTAAAGTTGTTCTTTGATGAACTTCTCGAAGATGGCTACCCGTCGGAGAATCCTTGGTATGAAGAAGATTGGGCTGAACGCTACGACGGCGGCAAGATTGTACGCACAGGTTGGCCTATGGAGTATATGGTTGACGTTCTAGAAAACTATAATACTAATCCCAAGCGTGATCTTATTTTGTTCCCGCACCGAATTGCGCCCGAGAAGCAAGTTGAAATCTTTCGTGACTTGGCTAAACAATTACCTCAATATGAGTTTGTGGTCTGCCAGGATCAGCAATTAAGCAAACATGAATATCACAAGTTGTTAGGCCGTGCTAAGATTGTGTTTAGTTGTAGTCTCCAAGAAACACTGGGTATAGGTTGCTATGAAGGCGCATTAGTTGATGCTATTCCTATGGTACCCGACAGGCTAAGTTATAAAGAAATGTATCCTGACATTTTTAAATATCCATCGTATTGGACTGAGGATTGGAATCAATACAATGCATATCGAGACAACTTATGTTTTGCTATCATGCAACACATGGATCATTACGAAACCCGATTACCACAATTAAAAGCATTGTCAAAGCATTTAACAGATAATTTTTTTAGTGCATATGAACTCCTTAAACGCATTTGACAGAATTCATCAATTCGAACAAGAACTAGCAGATTTTACTGGTGCCCCATATGCAATAATGACTGATTGTTGCACCCACGCTATTGAACTTTGTTTACGATATGACAAAGTAAAAGAAGTCAATTTTACTCCGTACACTTACATCAGTATCCCAATGCTAATGCATAAATTGAATATCAAATACAATTACTCAGATCACAGTTGGCAGAGATGGATCGGGGAATATCCTTTTATTAATACTAGAATCTGGGACAGTGCCAGGCGTCTAGAAGAAAACATGTATCGTCCTGGAATGATGCAATGTTTAAGTTTTGGACATGACAAACCATTGCATATCGGCAGGGGAGGTGCGATTCTATTAGATGATAAAGATGCATATGATTCCATTATTTTAATGCGTTACGATGGTCGGGACCTAAATACTAGACCTTGGACTAATCAAAAAGAATTTAAAATTGGATATCATTACAAACCAACCCCCGAAGAAGCAGAATGGGGCTTGGCATTAATGAAAGGTATAAGAGTTGACAAACCTATGCCTAAATATGTAGAATATGCAGATCTAAGGCAATTTACTATTACGGATTAATATGACAAATAAAAAAGAAACAGGATTGGACGCTATGTACGGTGACGGTGGATATCAGGAAGAAAAATATCTCGGCAACTATCTTCGCGCCAAGATGAGACGTGACGGCAAAAGATTTTGGGCAGGCGACAACATTAGTGAATATGTCGACGATCATAACAAAGAACAACTAATTGACGAAGCCGCAGAGGCGTTCGAACTAGTACTTGATCGTTTGCTGATTGACCGCGAAACAGATCCAAACAGTAAAGGCACAGCACGTAGACTGGCCAAAATGTACTTTAACGAAATAATGGCAGGACGATATGAACAAGCACCAGACGCAACAGCATTTCCAAATGACTCGGCGGATCGTTACGAAGGCATGCTGGTTGTTCGCAGTGAGCTTCGCAGTATGTGTAGCCATCATCACCAGCCCGTTAGTGGAGTTGCTTATATTGGTATTATTGCTGCCGAAAAGCTCATCGGTCTCAGCAAGTACACCCGCATCGCACAGTGGTGTGCAAGACGAGGTACACTCCAGGAGGAACTTTGTAATGACATTGCTCGGGAAATCGAAAAAGCCACAGGTGCAAAAAATCTAGGCGTTTACATTCAAGCAACTCACGGGTGTTGTGAGAACCGCGGCATTATGGCACATAGCAGTCTGACACAGACCACAGTATTAAAAGGTTCTTTCAAAGAAGATCCAGGTGCAAAGAAAGAATTTTTCGACAATATTAAATTGCAACAAGAGTTCGCTCCGCGTTAATTAACAGTAAGGAAACAAAATGGTAGCAAAAGCAGTAAACAAACTCAGTGATAAATTAACAAAAGTAAATGAATCATTTACAGTTAATATGTACGACAATGGCTTTATGGTAGAAGTTGGTGGCCGAAATAAAAAAGGTGACTATGTTAATGCCAAAATTTTGTGTAATACACTAGACGAAATGTTGGCATTGGTCAAAGAGGCCGGTGAAATGGATAGGGATAGTTAATAATGACTAACTGGCTAAGACAAAAATTTAAGAATTTTTTATACCCTGGGGATGAAGCAGAATTAGTACCTTCTAATAGACTGTCGGTAACCAGTAGTGATGACTACAACGAAGACAATACACTGAGATTTTCGGTTACTCCTGCAAGGGGAGGAATTATTGTGTCTGTTCGAAATTACAATAGAAAAAAAGATACTTCCGAAAATACTGTGCATGTTATTCACGATGATGAAGATGTAGCGCATAGAGTGTCCGAAATCGTCAGCATGAGTCTGCTACGTAATTGACAATAATTAAAGTATTCTGTAAAATAGTACCGTAATACTTTATCTAAGGATAGAACATGCTACTTAAATTACTCGAACGTTTTGGAAGAAAGCGTATCGTAATGGATCGTGTAAACGATGAACCGTATCTAGAACGTTATTATTTGTTCCTCAAAGACAGAAAGCGTTTTCCCTTCAATGTATTTTTACATAAATTTCTAAAATCAGATCCCGATGACTTGCACGACCATCCTTGGCCCTATTTTACCTTGATTCTTCGTGGCGGGTATTGGGAATGGGTTCCTCAGTTTAATTCAAAAGGCGAGAAATTTGGAGAAATTTCTGTATGGCGAGGACCGGGACACTTTAGATTTTGCAAAGCGTCTAGTTATCATCGAATCGAACTTGACCCAGCTGTAACTTGCTGGACTTTGTTTTGCCCAGGTCCACAACAAAAAGATTGGGGCTTTATGAGCAAAGGTCAATGGGTACAGTGGGAACAATATTTAGCCAGCAGAGCTAAATGATAACACTACCACCAGGCTGTACTGTAGTTTATCCTATATGGATAGACGTCAATGAATTAACTAAATCTATTATAGATTGGTACGAACACATAGGTGGTCGCCAGAAAATAGATACATATTGGAATCATCGAGGCCGCGAACATTCTAATGTATATGTAGCATACGGTCGCGGTAAATGGTGCCACTATCACCAAAACGGCGAGGGCGGTACTAGGTTGCATTTTAATGGAGAAGATGCTAGTATTGCATCTATGTTTATTATAAAATTTTTAGATAACATAACCAATCACAATCTTAAAGAACACATGGAGAGAAAAGAAAATGAATATTACTAACAAAGAATATCACGGCCTTATTGCAAAAATTTGCAGGGATATCGCTGTCAGCAATTGGCGGCCAGACTACATTGTGGGCATGGTACAAGGCGGACTTATTCCAGCCGTAATGATCGGTAATTATTTTAATATTCCAGTGAATACTTTGAGCAAGGAAGAAAGTAATCTATGGATGGCTGAAGACGCATTTGGGTATGTATCATCATCTACTATGCCTCGGCCCACTGGAGAAGTTACAACTGATCCAGCCACACGTAAAAATATTCTGGTTGTCAACGACATTAATAACACTGGTAACACAATTAACAATTTAATGGAAGACTGGCGTTCTGGATGCTTGCCCAACGATCCAGCCTGGGAAGACATTTGGAATAACAATGTTAAGTTTGCTGTTGTATACGACAATATCAGTAGTAAATCAAAAGTTACTGTAGACTTCTGCGGAGAAGAAATCTCCAAGAGTAAAAAAGAACGTATAGTTTTTCCTTACGAAAATTGGTGGATGTAATATGAAATACGATTGGAATAGCTTTCCTAAATACGTTATCGATTGCGGCAAATTAAGCGAGCCGTCTGATTTATGTAAAATTTTTAAACATTATAAAATTGACAAATATGTCTATGAGTTTGTATTCGATAACGCTATCAAAGTTAAGACTGGAATGAGTGCTGCTAAAAGCATTTCGAGAACCTGGGGAGAACGTGTATATCGTCAATTGGCTCATGCATTTAGTTGGGGATATTTGAGAATAGACGGCTCCAGTGGAGCAGATTGGCTAGTTATCGAGCGAGACTTCAAACTCGAGTATGGTATTGATTTAGATCACAGAAAATTGTCACTTATTGTATGGGACGTTACAAATTATAATTTTAAATCGTACACTCCTTTTAAAGAAGTCGAAGACATGGAAAGTGAACGCATAGAAGAACATATTAAATTAACAGGTAAAAAACCGATTGGCAACATCAATGATGAATCCAATAAAAGAAATAGAACTTATGTCTCCAAGCAATTATTTGAAAAAGTATTCGACTGGGCATAAATATTATCTCAAGAGGACTTCCATGGCATTCATCCCTCTCTAAAAATTCTGCATGTCATCAAACTTGCTACTTAAATAAAGGAGACTAGAGATGGCAAAATCCTCAACAGCTGATTTAATCAGACACTTAGAAAACAACCTGCCTTACATAGGCCCAGTCAGTTACAAATATACCAGCACTAAAGAGTATCATGATGCTTTTCCCTGTGCCTATCGCCAGTGGCGAGCAGACAGCCACTGTAACTTAATCCACGGGTACAGTTTTTCAATGAAGTTCTACTTCGGTACCAACGACTTAGACGTTCGTAACTGGGCTGCTGACTACGGTGGACTTAAAGAACTTAAAAAGATTTTAGAAGATCAATTTGACCATACCTTGATTGTGGCAGCCGATGATCCAGAAATGGAAACATTCAAGATGCTACAAGAAAAGAATATGGCAAAAATTGTTGTACTGCCTAAGCTAGGTTGCGAAGGTCTAAGCGACATGCTTTACAAATACGTCAACGGCGTGTATATTCCCGAGATGTGGGGCGAAGGTGAAGCCAAGCGTCTATGGTGTTACCGCGTAGAAGTTCGTGAAACTCAATCCAATATGGCATTCCGCGAAGGACATCGCGAATGGAACGAGGACTTATTTGCATGACTTTTGCATATAAAGAAGGATTTTTTTATTCCGATTTAGAAAATTGGACTGCTAAAATTCTAAGGCATGAAGATCAATTTTATTCTTTATGTTATGCATTTGGCATTATACCTAACAATTCAGCTGAGTATAGTAATATCGATGAGCAAATATCATTTGTTTTAAATAATAAAACAAGAACCCCATTAAATGTATTAGAAATCGGCCCAGGCAGAGGTGAGTTAGCGTGTGCATTGTCTAAAATGGGTGTAAATGTCACTGCAATAGATGTTGCACAAGGTGTTCAAAATTGGTTTAATAAAACCGCAAAACACTACTTCGGCGATTCGATTAATGTTCCTGTTGCCATAGAAAGTAATATAAAAGATATCGCTATAAATTTCACAAAGTTTGACACTATTGTCATGTGCGAATCAATTGAACATATTACAGAAATAGATTTTACATCAACATGGGAAAATATTTGTAGAAATTTCAGCGGATTATTTTGTATAACAAATGGATTCTGTATGCATCCTTTACCGATTGGAAGCGGGTGGCCTGACGCAGAAAAAATTCATTGTAGAGTAATCGACGATAACTTATATGATGATATGAGTTCCAAATCAAAAAAAGTTATACATAGAGATCGGTCACACTTAGTATTAGAGTTTTAAATATGAAATACACTATCAACGATATCGGTGGTGACGTTATTAAAGATAACAAAACATACTCCCTTAAATATAAAAAAGACTTGTTTGCATGAGCTCTGAATCAGATTTCAAAATGTTTAAGTGGGTGCCTGATGGCACCTACGATTACAGTGAGTTTTTATGTCGCTACGTAATTGTAGACAACAATCCGAAAATTGTAATTAGTAAACATTGGATAGATAACGGCGGGCCTGGCGATGTATCAAAGGAACTAACACAACCATGGGGAGCATTCCCTGACATGCCGCCTAAACCAAGTAAGAAATGATAAAAAAGATTTGGCGTATATGGGCCAAGGCGCTGGGAGAAAAGTCAGGCAGTACGGATTCTGAATCAGACCGTATTGCTTGCATTCGTACTTTAATTGTGTTATCATACATCATAACTAACTGCTTTATTATAGCAGGTGTAATTCGACATTGGAACTAGTATGTTTAAATTAAATCCCGGAAGTCATGAAGAAGTATTGGGTATTCTTCAAGAAGAATGTGCAGAAGTCATTGTAGAAGTTAGTAAAATACGAAGATTTGGTATCGATAGTGTTCATTATAAAACTGGTTATAAACATTCTGCAATGTTAGAAATGGAAATTGGTGATGTGTTAGCCATGGTGGATATTCTACTAGAACAACAGATCATTAGTTGGGAAAACTTAGAATTGGCCAAATTGGCCAAAAAAGAAAAACTTAAAAAATGGTCTAATATATATGAAACTCAAAGTCAGTGAAATTTTTTATTCAGCACAAGGCGAGGGCAGATTCGTAGGAGTGCCCAGTGTATTCTTGCGAACATTTGGATGTAACTTTACATGTGCAGGATTTGGATGCGCTCCTGGTGTTAATAGCACAGAAGCAGACGATGTTGCAAAAAACGTTCATTTGTACAAAGACTTCAACAGTTTGCCGTTGGTAAATACTGGTTGTGACAGTTATGCCAGCTGGCATCCAGCATTTAAAGATCTAAGTCCCACCATTGCCACAAATGACTTAGTGGATCGTATGTTGAAACTTACACCCAATAATAAATGGGTTCAAGACAACGGCAATGACGTGCATCTTGTTATTACTGGCGGGGAACCTTTATTAGGTTGGCAACGTGCCTATGAAGAATTGTTGAGTAATCCTGCCATGGCCGATCTGCAAAATTTAACTTTTGAAACAAATGGCACACAGGAACTACAGCCTGCATTTAGACACCATTTACTTAATTGGACATTAAACTCTAAATTAAATTCTAAAGGTGATCGCAGAACTTATAACAATCTTACCTTTAGTGTCAGTGCTAAATTAAGTGCCAGTGGAGAACGTTGGGAAGATGCTATCCGTCCTGAGATCGTTGCCAGCTATCAAGAAATTGGTCATACATATCTTAAATTTGTTGTCGAAACTGAAGAGCACTTTGCTGAAGTGGATCGAGCAGTAAAAGAATTCAGAGCAGGCGGATTTACTGGTGCTGTCTACGTAATGCCGCAAGGGGGTGTTGTTACTCCCTACGAAAAAAATCGAGTTCGTGTGGCCGATTTTGCAGTTAGTAAAGGCTACTATTACAGTCCAAGACTACACGTTGACCTTTGGGGCAATGGGTGGGGGAAATAATTTAAAGGAGATTCATTGTGATGGAAACGAAAAAAAGAACAATAGCCAGAATGATTAGTTATCGACTAACTGCATGGTCATTTACTATTCTATGGACTTATATGTTTACCGGTAATATTGCTAATGCCACTGGCTTTGCCACCGCACTACATATCTTACTCAGTATCGATTACTACATTCATGAACGCATTTGGTTAAAAATTAAGTGGGGATTAGAGTGATGGGAACAGCGACCAGCGACGAGATGACCCAAGCATACGACCCGTTCGACGATCGAGCAGTATTTGAATATAAGTATAGTTTCATACCTCGTCGTTGTTACACAACTGGTCAGTGGGTATGGGGTGTAGCTATGCGTGGCCGCCGCATAATCGGGGGCCCAGGCGACCCTGTGGTCGAAGATCGTTGGTATCATCGTCACGAGGCCATTATTAAGATGTTAAAAGGGTAAGATATGGGAATATTCGATAAACTGTTTAATAAAGAACAGCCTGTTAAAGAAGAAACAACGTTGCCTGTAACTGAATCAGCACCTAAAGCACCTCGGGTTAAAAAAACTACACAACCTAAGAAAACACCTAAACAAATTGCCACAGAAAAAGGCGAACCATGGGTTAATATTACCAGCGTGGAATTGGATCCTGACAATATCGGTAATGGTGCATTTGAACTAGATTGGAATGATTTTTTTGTGGCCAAACTAGTTCGGTCTGGTTATAAAGGCAAAGACGATTCTCAGATCGTGGATCAATGGTTTCAGGATGTTTGTCGTAATGTTGTTATGGAAACATTTGAACAGTATGAAGCCAATAATCCCAGGCCCGTAACCGGAGTTCAACGAAAAGATTTAGGTGGCGGCCGTAGTGAGGTAAGTTAAAATGCTCAATCACTGGCAAACAAAAACTGTGCCATATAGTTGGAATCCTAAAAAAACTCTAATAGAATGGGCTGGAACTGATACCATTGATAAATTTAAACAAAATCCAGAATCTTCTAAATGGCAGAACATAGATATAACATATAAGTATAGCCGCGAGGGATTTAGAACTTACGATTTTGACTCTTTAAAAGGAAAAGAAATCGACATAGCATTAGGTTGTAGTCATACCATGGGAATAGGTAACCCCGTCGAGTGGATATGGCCCAGTCTGGTAGAAAAGGCAAGACCTTATCCTATGCTCAATTTAGGACTAGGGGCCGGGGCATCTGACACCGTTGCTAGAATTTTAACTAATATTACTGGTTTATTTCAAATCAATACTGTATTCATTCTCTGGCCTAATTTAAGAAGATTTGAAACTTTTAAGGATAGTGGTCCAGCTTTCGTCATTCCAGAAAGTTGTAAATTGGAGCATACATGGAACATGGACCATAATATTTCATTGCAACGTTTTCATAAAAATAAATTAATTGTAGAATTATTACACAATCGCATTGAATCCATGGTTGGTCCAGTATACGAGAATATTGACTGTGGAGTCAAAAAATGCCTAACGTCACATAAAATTTTAGATTATGCACGGGATGGTATGCATTTTGGTCCTGAAACTCATAAATTAATAGCGAAATTATTTTTAGAAAAGTTGACAAATATCAAATAAACTGCTATTATTACTGCACTATGCGATATCTTATTGTTGACACAGCCAATACATTCTTTCGTGCAAGACACAGTGCCCATCGTCAAAGCGACACATGGGATAAACTAGGTTTTGCTATTCACGTAACTCTTGCCAGTGTAAACAAAGCATGGCGAGATCAAAAAGCAGACCATGTAGTGTTCTGCCTTGAAGGTCGTAGCTGGCGCAAGGATTTTTATGAACCCTACAAGAAGAACCGTGCAGTTGCCCGAGCCGCGCTCACAGAAAAAGAAGCAGAAGAAGATCGACTGTTTTGGGAAGCTTTTGACGACCTTAAAACTTTCTTATCCGAACGCACCAATTGTACTGTTCTCCAGCACAAAGAGTTGGAAGCAGATGACTTGGTGGCAGGATGGATCCAAGCACACCCTCAGGATCACCACACCATTGTAAGCAGTGACACTGATTTTCATCAGTTGCTGGCTGACAATGTCAATCAATACAATGGGATAGCAGATGAATTACATACGCTAGAGGGAATTCTTGACAAGAAGGGTAAGCCTGTTATTGATAAGAAAACTAAACTACCTAAAGTTATTCCTGACCCCGAATGGATCTTGTTCGAAAAATGTATGCGAGGAGATCCCACAGACAATGTGTTTAGTGCCTATCCCGGAGTTCGTAAAACTAAATTACAAGAAGCTTTCAGCGATTTGAAAAACAAAGGATTCGCTTGGAATAACCTAATGTTAACTAAATGGATTGACCATAATAAACAAGAGCACAAGGTATTAGACGATTATAATAGAAATCGTGTACTGGTCGATCTAACGGCACAACCCGACAACATTAAAGTTAAGATTGCAGAAACTATTGAACAAGGAAGTATAACACTTAATCGACCGATGGTTGGTGCTCAATTCTTAAAATTTTGTGGTAAGTATGATCTTATTAAGTTGAGCGATAATTCCTCTACTATTAGTGCAGTACTGTCAGCGAGTTACCCAGGATGAATATACGAATTCAAAAACTTGCCGAGCAAGCCACTGATGTTATTGAGATTGTTAATCCGGACACAGGAGTTACTCACACACGAGAATTTTTTGACAAAGAAAAGTTTGCCAAACTGATTGTAATCGAATGTGCTGGATTATTTCCCAATGTTTATGTGTCACTTGAAACTGAATGGGGACACACTCCTGTTATTGCAGAAGATTATATAAGAAATCATTTCGGAGTTGAATAATGAAGTTATACAAACACAGTAACGGTAAGACAAGCCTCTTCCCTGAGCGCATTCCTCAAGGGTGGGAAGTTATGTTGAAACCAGATACGTTTGAAGTTGTATGG